TTCTGTTGATAGTTTGCGAACCTTATCTACCCATTCATCAAAGTTAAAGTTGGTGCTCTTGGTTCTTTCAATTGACCAAACATTATTTCTGTTGGATGGTGTTGGAGGTTTACCCTTGTATCGTTTGATGATATCTTCAACAGGATCGTCTCCCATCAATCCAGAATATGGATCTAAGAAATACTCAACAAGTTCAGACTCATACTCAGTTACCCACTCACGATTACCCAATTTATCGCCACGTGGTCCAGCTGCTGCTCCACGATTCTGTGTTTCGGTTGCTGCTTCACGCAGACCAGCATACGCTTGGTCTTGTTGTTCTTTGGTAAAGTAGTTCTTGCGAAACTTCAATACGATTCTATTTTCATTGATAGGATCTTCACCATAAGGTGTTGGGATATACACATCGGTATCTTCTTCGATCAGATGATCGTAATGCGACTCATCAACAAACTGACCCATCAGATGTTTACAGTCATACTTTTTATCTGCTACAATAACTCTTACCATATCTTTCTCCTAGAACTTAAAACCTTCAAATGTCTCTTCTCTATGTATTCGTTTGCCAAATTCAGATTTGTCAAATACTGGTCCATCATCAGTTCCAGCATCAGAGATGTTCGCTTGCGCACTCACCTCTACATTATACAGCCTCATCTTCGATCTGTCAATCCCTACAACAAATCTCTTGTAATAGTTTGGATCGGCATAACGATTCTTCAACTGCTTTATCATAATTTGACCAAGACCATCCAACTCTTCGCTGGTCATTAATGCAAACATAAGGTCACAGGTAGCTGGTAATCCAAAGGATTCAGATGTATCAGTTAGTTCAACGTCAGTGTTTGCAAAACCAGATCGAGTCGTTTGAGTCGCCGAAAGCAACGGCACGTTATACTCTACTGCAAGACCACGCAGTTCTTCTGCAATGCTCTTGATATATGTATAAGAGTTGACACTGCCACCATGCTTCATACGTGAAGATGCACAGATGTTCAGATAGTCAATGATAACAACATCAGGAAGGAAGTCACGCTTGAGTTTTAGTTCTTCAAGCAGAGAACGAAAGTGACCAGCATGGGCGGAGGCAGTGGGATATTCTTTGATGATCAATTTTCCCTGCGTTTTCTTCTGAACCTTTGCGATACGATTGGTAAAGATATCTCTGTCGATAACTTTCAATTCATCCATACCAAGATTCAAAAGATTTGCATCGATACGTTCAGCGATGCGCTCTTCAGCCATCTCCATGGTTATGTAAAGAACATTCAAGCCTTGCATCATTGTGCTGGCAGCAAAGTGACACATGAACAAAGATTTACCCACACCAGTTCCTGCCAGTGCAACATTCAATGTTTTCTTTGAGAGTCCACCTTTGGTGATTTTGTTGAAGAGTTCCAGATCGAAAGCAACCTTCTCTTCCACCCTATGATAAAAATCAAAGCGATTGTCAAAGTCTTCAAGGTAGTCATGACCAACATGGCGATCAAAGCTAACACCAAGTGCATCAGAAAGTAAATTGGGAATAGCTTCTTGGTTGTGCTTGTCATCTTTACCTTCGATAATTTTGATTGATGCTAGGATAGCATTGTATACGGCACGTTGCTTACAAAACTTTTCGGTCTCAGCAACGAGCCACTCTTCATTTGTTTCCTTCGAAGTTAGGTCATTGATGTAAGCATCAACTGCCTTTACATCACCACCAAGATCACTGCGATTACCCAGCTGAATAGCAAGGATCTCCAGAGTGATTGGTTTGTTGTATGTATCGTAAAAGATTGTTATCTCTTCTGCAATCATCTTCTCCTTACGATCAGAGAAGTAATCAGTCTTTATGAAGGGAAGTGTTTTACGGCAATACTGTTCATTATGTACAAGATTCGAAAGAATCGTTTTTTCAATACGCATCAATTAGTTCCACCAGTGTAAATGAGTTCGTTCCTGCCAAGCTGTTCTTGTATTAGTTCTTGAAGAAAGCCACCAAGAACATATTCTACCTCTTCCTTATCAAAGGTGTCAAGGTTTCCAGGATTCCTGTGGATCTCATAGTCAAACTTCAGAGTTACAGCATCTTCGTCGCCATGCTCTACAAACTTGACTTCTCCATACGAGAATACCATACCCTCGTACTTACCCTCAAGAAATTTTAAGGCAACTGTATACTCACCTGTTGCCTCTGCTTTCTCAACGAATGTATATTTAATCATCGATCTTTGCTAATTCTGTTTCAATCTCATCGTCATCCATATTTTGCATAATGGAACCAGACGACACCTGATAGTTCTTTACTACCCAGTCTTGGAAAGACTTGTCAGTTAAAACCTGTATCCAAAACTCTTTGGAGTCTGTATCTTTGACACGCCACTTCTTATCTTCAATAACACCTGTCTCCATATTAACACGTGAGTACCAACCATTGCTAGGTTTAACAACATGCCCAGATTCAAGTGCCATCTCAAGCAGACCAGACCACTTAGAAATACCACCATCAAACATAACAGTCACAGGGATCTTTGCTTTCTCACGAACATAACGAGACTTCTCTACGTTGATAATGAAGTTGTAGCCCATTAGTTCAGTACCATCTTTTTCTTGTTGACGACCAAGGATGAAGATGTTATCAGCTGAGTAGTAAGAGCCAGTGCCACCACCAACGATTGCCTTTGGATACAAACCAATTTCCATGTAAGTATGATTGACTACAACCATTGGAATATCCTTGAGGGTCAAGTGCGGTGTTACCATACGGAACAGCGACTTCATCTGCTTGGCACGAGACATATCGGCAACAGACTTTCCATCTAGCGCATCCTCAACTTCTTTCTTTGAAGCGAGGTTACCAATGGAATCAATCACGATCATTATTTTTTCGTTTCGTTCGATACCTGACAGTTGCTGCATGATGTCGAATTTGAGTTGCTCAACATCTGTAACAGGAGTATGGAGCACCCTGTTTGTGTCAATACCAAAGCTGTCAAAGTAAGACTGCGGAGTACCAAACTCAGAGTCATAAAAGAGAAGTGCTGCATCAGGATACTTGTCCATGTAAGATTTAGCCATCAGCAATGTGAAAGCAGTTTTGAAGTGTTTACTTGGACCAGCCCACATCGTGAGTCCTGGAGTTAAACCACCATCGAGGCGACCACTCAATGCTACGTTGATAGCAGGAATAGAAGTTGGAATCATATCCTTCTTCTGAAAGAATTTTGAGTTCGCAAGAACTGCTGAATCCTTGATAGTAGTGTTTTTCTTAATCTTGTCAAGTATGCTCATGTTATCCTTTCAGGAATGTAAATAGGTCTGATTGATTGAGAGAACCAGTCACACGTTTAAGTTCATTGTTATTCTCATCGAGAAGAATCATTGTTGGCACTGAACGAATGCCATACTGAATGACAGCATCACTGTTCTTATCAATATCAATTTCTTCGATAGGAATGTTAATCTTGTCTTGTGCACCATGAATTACTTCGGTCAGCACCTTGCATGGACCGCACCAGTCTGCGTAAAATTTTAGTACTCTCATATGTTCCTTTATTATACCTGATAAAACTTCCAATGTCAACTATGGATTTTTTGGAGAATGTGGTAAGTCAAATACCATTGTAATTCTTGGAACGTCTCCAACATTTTTCGTTCCATGCGGTGTCTTGTTATCAAACCAAAAGAAAGTTCCTGGCTTGATAATGACACTTTGTCCATTCACTGTGTATATGTATTCTCCTTGTATGGAGAGATGGTATCGGTCTCTTGTAAGATAGTAAGTGCCCTCATCGATGTGAGTTCCAACATTATGACCAACAGCCAGTTTAAGGAAGGCAAGTCGGTCAAACTCTGAGCACCCATTCTTGCGGAGCCAACGACGAGTCTCCGTATACTTCTTGTAGATATCTGTCTTCACTGATATCTCACTATCCTTTGGATGCTCGCCTTCGTTTTCAACTGCACCAATAACCAACTGAAGCACTGATACAGGCAACTCTTCATTATGGTTGGCATTGTCCATGTTCTTTTGTGCATCCCAGTCTGCAGGATACTTGTTGATCTCAGCAAGTATTTTGCTCACATCAACATTGCTTCTGATCAATCTAATGTTCTTAGCCAAAGAAGTCCTCCAGTGAAGATTTCTCTTCAACATTCCAACCTAGTGGTTGGATAACAATTTGTAGTGCATCGAGAAACACCTTCTCGAACTGTATATCGTAGTTCACATATCTATGCAAGTCAAGTTCCTTTGGCAACTCATTGGTAAAGGAGATGATGTTTTCTTGAATGGTGTTAGGTGTCTTGAGATAC